TATCACAGAGAAATGTCACTTTGTGTAACGACTTTTATATGAAACTCTCAGGCCTCGGCATAGTTGCTACCGATGTGTCAACGTCTACGCCGAATATTTCCCACATGACGATAATCACAGAATCCTCAGGTCCCATGATCGGCACCCCCTTCTGCATATTATTCCCCGTTCACTTTCCGGACAATGTCCGTATTTACATTTCGACACCGCCCTACGCTGTAATTTGTCCGCTCAGCCACCTGCCGCCATGACAGGCCGTCAATATAACGTGCTCGGGCAATCTTTTGCTCGGACTCACTCAGCTTCTCAATGACGCTCTCAGCCAGCACAACCTCAATGTCGTAATCAAGGGCACAGCTTACAAGCTCATCCGTCAGCTCTTCGATTCTGGCGATTATACGAGGTAGCTTGTCCGCTGTCGGGTTGCTGCCACCACCGTTGTGAGCGATACGCTCACCGTATTCTTTTGCAGAATTAAGGACCTCGATATGTTCTCTAAGTCGATCCATCCGCGTCCTTACTTTGCGCACTCCCCTCAGATCCATCTTGCATTCGCCCCCCAACTTATGGTATGATGAACTTGCCAATATACACCATACAGTCACGCCGTCAGGGGACGGCTTTTTCTTTTTTGGTTAGGAGTAGAATGTTAACCTAACCAACTTTTTAGACTCCGAAAATGAACCAAGCGTAGTGGTTTTGTGTGCCGATCGAGAACCCACCGTTATTCTTCTTGATGAGCAAAAACGGCAAACGCACAAATAGGAACCATTGACCTCTGCGTATGTAAAGCCTAAACCGCCAGTTCCTCGGCAGCCAGAGAGCCCGCCAGTGAACGTGGCTTCGTCCGTTATTCCTGATAAGCACAAGCTTTTTTGTTATTCTGTAAACCCAATGCGTCGAATGCTTGAATACTGTCATTAGCTTCTCACCCTCCTCGGCTTCCTCGCCCTCATCCATATTCGTTCGATCTTTGCCACGGTGATCTCCCGGCGAACAAACGCCACCGGGAGAGTTAATAGTTTAAGCGGGTTCATTGGCTTTGGCCCCCTGCGTACGACAATTCCACTTTGCGACCATCTTCGCTTTAAAATCTTCGTCGGTATAGAGCCCTGTTACGCCAGCTATTTCAGCACGGCACTCCGGGCATTTAATAAAGACTGACCAACAAGCTACTCCACCACCAGCTTTGCTCTCGCGTATTACGGCTTCACTACCGCAAAACGGACACGGTTTTAACTCATTATTCATGTAACTACCTCCTTAACTTTTCTGGGCCAAAAAATCCGGATATTTTATGGACTCATTGATTTCTTTAACCTTCTCACCTTTCCATGCAACTACCCGCTTCTCCTCTGCCACGTCCAACGCCTGTTCGTGTCGAACATCCGCGGCGTTAAGCTTTTGGATGATCACGGCAAGAGCCTGTTCGATCTGGCTGTATTGCCCGATAAGGCCGGGCGCTTCTTCGGTGACATCCGGTGATATCTGCAGATCCGATATGATCATGGCCACTTGGTTCTTAACCATGCTCACAGCATCAGCTGGAAAGGACCGAGGCAGCAGATACTTGAAGCATTCTCTGATCTTATCGTCCTCGGCCTCCTGACGTCTCTGGCGTCGACGCTCTGCCCGGCGCTCGAAAAAGCTGAGTTTCTTTTTGGGCTCGTCCTCTGTTCTCGTGAAGAAAATCATTCCCGATCACCCCCAAAGCCGAGAGCGTTGTCGATCTCGGGATCTCCTGTCGGCAGCTGGCCGTTTGGGTTCTTGAACAACGCGTTTTGGCCTTGGCCTTTTATAGACGACCCCGGTACCCACTCACCATCCTCATTCTGATGCCGCTCGATGCCGTCAGGATATTTTGTCGTTTTGAGTTCGCTCTCTCGGTATTCCTCGAAGCCGTCACCGACAGCAAAACAGGCGCTTGTCCCCGCTGACCCCGTAATGCCGTGTCCTCTCTCCGGATCCATCACACCCCATACGGCCTTCTCAAGCGTCTCGATGTCCTTTATGTCTTCCCTGGTTGCCCCCGCTTTGAGCTTTGACGTCCGCATCCCAGAAAGATGAGTCAACACGTCGTTTGCAATGTCTAGGTTATTAATCATGTTCTCCTCCTCAAAAATCAGACAAAAGTCTGTATTACCTCGGCGCGTATGCGCTCATAGTCTTTTTTGATGTCACCCTTACGGCCTCGTGTGGTGTCGAAGCTGTATCGCTTCAAAGTCCTCACAATCGTGTGCTGTTCGACGTACAACAGATCAGCGATCTCATAGCTGCTATAACCCATATCGTGAAGTCTGCTGATTACTTGTGCGTCCTGCTTTGTAAATATTGCTTTCATCGTTTCTCACTCTCCAAGTGCTCTATTGCTTTTCTGCTAGCCTCCTGCAGTGCGATGAATTCGTCACTGGATCCTCCGCCATCCGGATGCGCTTTCTTAGACAGCGTCTTAAATCGTGCGCGGACTTCCTCGACGTCATTCGGGATAATCTCGAAGCCAAGAGCCTTGAAATACTCCGGCACAATCACAGGGGGCGGTAAGAACTTCATACCCTCAAGCCACGTCTGCAGCTCATATATACCGCGCTCTGCCATCCGGGCAAGATCCTCAAGACTTATGACCAGTTGTGCAAATACGTCGCTGCCATAGGTCAGCTTGAAGCCTCTGGCTGCTGCTTTTTCGACGCTGTGATCAAACCGATACAGTTGACCTTTCAGCCGGAACTCCACCCACGCCATACGTCTATCCCAGTTGTAGTTGTACTCCGTAGCGCCCATGCGCTCCATGACTCTCGCGAGCTTTGCCTCGTAGGCATCCGGGCCCGCATACTGCTTTTTAGTCGCCATTCGTTTCCTCCTTGCTCTCTTTTGGTTTTTGTCGTACTCTCTATCTGAGGTGACGACATGCGTATTGACACGATGGATGATTGGCTTAAAGCCGCCAGCAGACTCTCAGAACGCGGCTATATTCTTTGGCAGACTCAGTTTGATATCGATAGCCCTGACGGCTTTATTGCTCGCTTCATGACACCTGATGACAAACAGCGCCGTCTTGAGATTGTGACCAAGGATGCCTCTGTGCGCGATGCGATGCTGAGATATAAGCCAGAAGATTAGGCTTCATCTGGAGCTTTTCCACCCATAGCGCAGTCGCTATAATACGGGCAGTCATCACAGCTTTTTATTTCCTCATTGTCTTCGGCGTAACAAATATCCATCACTCCGCTTCCTCCTTCACTTTCTCGATTCTCGCCTTAAGCGATTCGATCAGTCTATCCTGCGTTGCGCTCTTATCCTCAAGCGCTGCAACGACGTCCTCGTCGCGTCCACCCTCGACAACAAGATGGTGAATTATTACTTTTTGCTTCTGACCCTGTCGGTGCAAGCGCTTGTTAGCTTGCTGATAAAGCTCTAAACTCCAGTTCAGCGCGAACCATATCACGTGGTTGCCGCCGTCCTGAAGGTTAAGACCGTACGCGCATGATGCCGGATGTGCCAGCAGAATATCGATCTGCCTGTTGTTCCAATCCGTCTCATCCTGCGGCCCTGCAAGCCTTCTCACTCTCAGACTTGACTTGCTCAGTGCCTTCTCGATTCTCGCCAGATCATGCTTGAAGTTATAAAACACAAGTGCCGGCTGCCCGTTAAGCTGTTCGACCAATTCGAGAAACGCCTCGACTTTGCACTTGTGGATCTCCACCACGGCGCCGGTATCGTCGTACACAGCTCCGTTGCACAGCTGCAGCAGTTTGTTGGACAGTACCGCTGCGCTGCCCGCGTCGATCGTGCTTTCATCAACCTGCAGCAGCATCTCCTTCTCCATCTTCGTGTACTGCTTCTGCGCCGAGGGATCCAACAGCACCGGGATGTCATCAATGATCACGTCCGGCAACTCCAAGTAGTCCTCGGCCTTCATGCTGACACAGATATCGCCGATCAGCTCCTGGATCTTGTCGTCGGCTCCGGGCTTTGGCCTGTATGAAAACACCTGCTGCGCGTTTCGCTGATCCGGCTCAAAGTATCGCTCACGGTAGTGTGTGATCTTCTTGCCAAGACGTTCGCCCTGGTCAAGCAAATACAGTTGCGCCCACAAATCGATCAACCCGTTAGGAGCCGGTGTGCCTGTCAGCTCGACGATCCTCTGGATGTGAGGCCGTACCCATGTCAGGCTCTTGAACCGCTTCGCGTTGTGGCTCTTAAAACTGCTGCTCTCGTCTATCACCACCATGTCAAACGGCCAGGCGTTGCGGTAATACTCCACCAGCCAACACACGTTTTCCCGGTTGATCACATACAAGTCTGCCGGTGTGTTCAACGCGCGGATCCGCTTTTGTTTGCTGCCGAGAACCAGTGAAAACCTTAGGTGTTTCAGGTGATCCCACTTTGCGGCCTCTTTGCTCCATGTGGCTTCAGCGACTTTCTTCGGCGCGATGATCAGCACTTTGCCGACGGCGAACCGGTTATACCGCAGGTCATTTATGGCTGTCAGTGTGATTACCGTTTTGCCAAGGCCCATATCAAGGAATAGCCCCAGGACCGTATCTACGATTAACCGCTCTATGCAGTAACGCTGATAGTTATGTGGCGTGAATCTCATTGCATAATCTCCTGAAGCAAGGCATCAACTTTCTCTTTGCTGTCGATTTCGGCATACACCTTGAATCCCATTGCTCGAAGTTCGGCCTGCTTTTTTTTCTGTAACGCTGTTGATTTTTTACCCGGTGCTTTTGTCTCGACGTATGCAACACGCTCCACCGGCAGGCAAACCATTCTGTCAGGCATCCCGTCGTTTCCGGGAGAAACGAGTTTATATGCTTTACCTCCGCGGGCCTTGGTTTGCTCCCTCAGATAACTCTCGATTGTCTTTTCCCTCATCGCTCTATCCTCCCTGTCAACATTCTTCGCACACGCGTATATGTGTATATCGCGTTTAGGCGTATTAGGCGTGCGCTATATCCTCTATTTCTCTATTTTTTACTCTTATATAAAAGTTTGTTGACAATGTTGACAAATTGCTCCTTATCTTTTTATATGGGACTTTTTCCTGTCAACATACCCCGTCAACATTCTCAAAAAGTATGTTGACAATGTTGACAATCGCTCATTTTTGTCAACAAAGTATGTTGACAATGTTGACGAGTTTGTTGACAAGTTTGTTGACAAAAAACTCGTACACACGTTCTGCTTTTCAGACCATTTTCATAAATCCGCGCTGGGTGCCGTACGGGCCAAACCGCTGCGAGCTTGTGTGCCTTTCCCATCCGCCGATGCCCGCCAGTATGTTATTTAGCTCAACGGTGTCTGT